AAGATTAGGCATCACTCTATCAATCTTTTCTTGCATTTGAGACATATTGATATCCAATAGGACCTCAAGAGTTTCTAATTCCATTTATCTCACCTCCTTACTATTTATTATTTTTTCTTTCTCGTGTTGCCTTGATTGCCTTAGCATTTTGCATCATAATTTCTTGATCCTTGAGCATTTGTGACTTACTAATGTCTGCTGCAGAAACTGCCTGTTTAACCTCTTCTTCAATCTTGGTCAAAAAAGGATAAGCTTCTTCAAATTTAGGGAAATTCTTTGGATCATTAAATGCATATATAGCCATACGCTGTTGAGAGTAATCAAACATCGCTTGTTGACGTAAACTATTTTCATGTCGCTTCTTATTTGCCTCAACTTGGACCATTATTTCGTCTAAAGTCATACTCCAAAAGTCTGTAGAAGCAATTCCTGCCTCTACAGCTTGTGGGTATAAATCCTCTAACATCTTTGATAAATTATCGTAGGTTTTTAAAGAAGTTCTTCCCCTTCTACTTCCTTGTCCAGAGATTCCCCATTTGTCGCTTCTTTCTCCGTTTCCTTGCCGAAAAAACCACTTTCATCAAGAAGTTCCTGGATAGTTGAGAACATATCAAGAGTTGTTTTACCTGAATCCAAGTATTTTTCAAATGCATGGACCAAATCTTGGTCAGTTACTCGACTTGTTTGGTTAGCCCCTTGAAGTACAATAAGTAGTTTGTTTGATGCAGGCAGTTTCATTCCGCCTTGCCCATTCAAAAAGAGCCCCATTAAAGATTCATCTAGACGTTTTTCAATTGCTAAAATAGATTTCCCATCCAAACGAAGTTGAAGGTTCAATCCACCGAAATCGAATTGTTTAGTGTTAGGCATTTTTACGATATTATTTTGAGTCATTTTTATTCTCCATATTCTTTTTAAAATAAAAAGGCTAGTCTTTGGACTAACCTCTAATTAATTACTTTATTACTCGCCTGATGCTGCCGAAACAGTTAAGTTACATTCAGCAGTTAAGCCATTTGCTTTAGTTGATACTGTAGCCACCGCTGGATCACTTGAGGACCATGTCACAGTTTTGTTCTCTGCATCTACAGGGGTAACTGTAGCTGTTAAGGTTTCATTTCCTCCAACCTCAAGAGCAAGTGTTGTTTTATTTAGGCTAACCCCAGTTGGTAGCTGGGGATCAACTGGGAATAGATACTGGCGTGAAATCTGGACCTTCTGATACAACAACTACCAAGTTAAATCCGAGAGCCTGGTTGACTTCTACACCGTCAAATTTGTATGAGGGTTGGCCCGTAAATTCAACTTTCAATCCGTCTGCATAAGTTACAGTCCAATCAACCGCTTTACCTAGTTTTACTAATGCATCTACATCTTTGAAGTTATCGCCTTGATAGATAATCGCAAATTCCATGTTATCAGTATCTTGAATACCTGCGATATATGCTTTCTTTTCAGACATGAGATGTGTCACATCAACTTTTTCTGGATCTGATCCCATAGCTGGAATAGATTTAACGGCAGCAATTTCTTTAGTTGTTTGTCCATCTTTATAAGATAGGACCGCGCCTTTTGATAAAAGACCTGCAAATGTTGTCATGTTTATTTCCTCCTATTTTTTATAAACATATTTTGTTTTGTTATCCACGATTGCGGATATATCAATAATTACACGTTTTAAATCTGCTGTATTTGCATCCTTAGACGTGCCTGTAAAACCAATAGTTCGAAATTTATCGAGTAAGTTTGTTACTAGATTCGTCAAACTACTTTCTGAATACAATTCAATAGTGATATTCCACTTTGTTTGTAATTCATTTCCTTTTCCATCTACAAAATGTGGACTATTATTTGTCCGATAGATTGCAGTTGGAAAAGTGTTCCAAGTTGATGGATAATCTGTCGCTACTCTCTTAATTTCTGGTAGTTCATTTAGAATAGAAACGGTAACTGTTCTCAGGTTAACTTTTTCCATTATTGTAACTCCCTTAATTTTCTTGCACATGTTCTTTATAGATCTCTGGAGCTTGTGGCAAGATTTCTTTAAGAGCAGGATAGAGAAAGGGACGGGCTGGTTGTCCACGAGTAATATAGAATTCCTTTCCTTCAATAGTAATTTTAGGAATGCCGTAAGCTTCAGTTAAATCCATGCCGACTTCTGAGGCAGGAATAAACCATCTTGTTTGTGTATAAACAGGATGTATATCTTCTGGTAAGTCTTTAGGACTGCTTTCACCAACAGGTCCTGTACCAAATTCACGATATATAGCTTGAGCTTTATTTGACCATACTCGTCCAACTAGCTTGCCATCTGAATCAATAACTACTTCTGATTTTAAGCTTCCAAGTAATTCTCCACTACTAAATTTCATACTAGAAGAGAGTCGTAACTCAGCTGATGCTCGTACCAGTTCAGTGATTTCATAAGTTGCTGAATTCAGCGCCGTATTTAAAACCTTGGGCAAAGCATTTACTTTACTCCGAAGTCTTTCCATGCCTTTTATTTTAACGCCCATGTTCATCATTCCTCTCTAGCATAATGTTGAAGTGGGTTGAGAAAGGTTGTATAGACTTAATTCTGTAATCCGGATTTTGATCCTCTTTCACATAAAGACAAATCCCATCCCCTTCATCTCGTCCTTCTTTAAGTAAATCACCTTGATATTTGCACGATTTCATACTAGAAAGTTTTGAACCATATATCGTTGCATTTACAGCACCACTAGCAGACTGAACATTCATTTCTAACGCTACGGACTCCCCCCATGAAATAGTCTCATTTGATTCATCATCTTGAGATACTGTTCTTTCTCTAAAGTAAACAGTAACTAGATCATTCTTCTTTAGGCGCATAAAACTTCACTACCTTTCCTAAACGATATCTATTAAGGTTACGTTGAATATTCAGAGGGATATCTTCGTTGAACGATTGAGAAACTCCACCTTCCGAACGGCTAGTTTCCCCTTCGGTTCCTTGACGATTATAGGCAATAGTAGCAATCTGTCTTGCATAAATCCACATTGCGTCTAACATTAAATCTCTGCAAGTATAATCAAGGACAAGCACCACTGCATCCTCAATAAGCCATGTTGCCTGTTCTTCTTTAATTCCTAGTTCAGTTTCTAACCTTTTGATTGCAGCTTCTTTCATGTTGTCCTTTCCCATGACTACCTCACTTCTTTAAATCAAGGCGCTGTTACAGTGACAGCACATTTATCGGTTTTACCACCATCAGAAGTCGTTACAGTAACATCAGCTGATCCAGCAGCAATAGCTGTAATTTTACCGTTTGCATCAACTGTAGCTACTGCTTCATCAGATGATGCATAAGTTACAGCTTTATTTGTGGCATTTGTTGGTGCGACTGTACCTGTTACTTGTTTAGTGTCCCCTACTTTCATTGAAGCAGTTTTCTGTGACATAGTAACACCAGTAACTGGAATTGGAGCAGCTTCAACACGTACAATTTTAGAATCATCTACAATGGCTACTACATAGTGCTCATCACCAGTGAATTCTGTAATTTTCTTTTTGATATCACGGTCAAATTCTACAAGGGCTTGACGTTTCAAGTAAGTTTTCATTGCACCTGGTTTAACAGCGATTGGTGCACCTGTAGTAACCTTTTTAGAACGAACAATCATCCACCCTAATACTTCACCAAATGCACCAGAAACTAAGATATCATCTCCCAAATCTGAAGCACGAGTCCAGTTTACACCAGCTTCTTTACGCAATGTAGCTGCATCTTTGTAGGAAACAAATAGCACGCCTTGATTAAATCCTGTTTCTTCGATTGCATCAGGAGCTTCAACAAAAGTATCTTCTAACTGATCAATCAAGTCAAGATTAACGGCAGAAACAACTGTAAGAGGAGCTGTCTTGGCTACTTCAACAATATCGTTATCAATTGCTGAAGCAATCGCCATTCGAATCTGACGTTGAATTTCTCCCGCTGGATCACCGTAACCAGATAAAACAGCTTCATCTGTAATTGACATCCCTTTAGCCACTTTTTTAATAGTAGCTTGTTGAGTAGTTGTTTTTAAGCCATCCATTTCGATAGCTGCACCTTCTGCAACAACTTTGGCATCACCAGAATATTCATATTT